CTAGCCGAGTGACATCAAATCGGATTCATCGTCATTGGAAGAGGGGGAGCCGATGGCCTCCAGCTTTGACACAAGCTCCTGCTGCTTGTTGGGGTACAAATGGGCATAGGTTCGCATGACGACGGGAACGGTGTCGCCGATTCGCCTTGCTACCAGAACGACGGAGTAGCCCAGCTCAATGCAGAGGGAAACATGACTGTGTCGCAGGTCATGAACGCGAATATCCGGCAGATAGGTGAGCTGAGTGCAGCGGGTCAGCTCCTTGTTGAGCGCTGTGCACGTCATGTAGAATACGCGGTCGTCCGGGGTCAGCCCGTAGAGCCGGGAACAGTAGGTGCGGAACTCTTCGGCCAACCAATGCGGAATAGGCACATTGCGGTTTCCGCCTTTCTTGCTGTTCTTAGTGGGGCCGAAGATGTCCTGCCCCTTTTTTCTGTGGTAGGTCTTGTAGATGCGCAACTGGTCATCATCGGTCAGGTCTTTGGGCAACAGCGCCAGCATCTCGCCCTCGCGGCATCCCGTCCAGAACAGAATATCAAATGCCAGAAGATAGGCCTCGTTGCGGAATTCTTTCCGCAAAAGCTCGTACTGGTCTTTCGTGATGATAAGCATTTCTCCGGCGACGGAGGAACCCATGTAGCCAGCGGCATCGCACGGATTGAAACGCAGGCCGTAGAATGTCTGGGCATAATTAAAGAGGGCGGTCAACTGTGCGTGGATGGTGTAGAGATATGTTTCCGAATATGGGAGGCCAGTGGCTTCGCCCATCTCTTTTACTCGCTGTTGCCAATCTCGAATATCAAGAGCGGTGATCTCATTCATTTTCCGGTTTCCGAGAAGCGGAACGATTTTGGTGTCAAAAACATTTCGCTTGGTGTCCATTGTGGTGTCGCGGACATGGTGCTCCCGGTCATTGAAGTACAGCTCCACAAAGCTGGCAAGAGTCATGTCACAGCTCTTGGCTTTTTGCAAATGGAATTCGCGCTCCCACTCTTGCGCTTCACGTTTGGTTTTGAAGCCGCGCTTACGCTTCTGCTTTCGTTTCCCGGTGAAATCAGCGTAGCGAAACTGGCAGTACCATGTGCCTGTTTTTTCGTCCTTATAGCAGGGCATTAGAATATACCTCCTGACGTGTTTAGAAATCCCCGACCATTTTTATAATGGCCGGGGTCTTTTTTATTTGGCGATGATGGAATTGAAATCGTCGATGTGCTCTGAATTGCTAAGCATGAGACATAGATTCAAACCAGCAGGGGAAGAGATGCGCAGTCGGCCGCATTCACAGATGGAGCACTGATGATTGTTTTTATAGCGCTTATCACGGGATCCGTCTGCATTTACCTTGAGCCACGTTTTGCTGACAACCTTAGCATCCGCCGGGATTTCCATTTCAGAGGAATCCATGATTGGGTGAATGATGTCGGCACAGTAATCAACTTCATCTGCATCGTAGGCACTCAGTTTTCCGTCGTGAAGATAGAATATCTTATCGGGGAGAATATAGAACGATTCCTTCTTTGACAGAGCTGCAGAAAAATATGGAACATTGGTGCTGAGGTAATAGGGGAGCTTCGGCATTCCAAGGAGCTTTTTGGGGAGAGTTGCTTCGCTGGCTCCTGCATTTGTTTTAGTGTTGTGTCCCTTTTCTATCTCCGTGACATACCATGCGGCATCGCAAGCGAATAGTTCTCGCCATGCGTGATACCAATCCTCATAAGCGGCACGTTGTTCATCAGAGAAATCGTATTCCAAATTCACTTTGGCCTTATAATGAACAAACAAGAATGCAGAGAAAGAGAGGATTGTTAGCAGGAGCCGCTGCGGCGTGTGAAGAACAATGAAAGCCAATAGGCTGACGGTGCCAATTATAAAGAACGCTTTGTTGAGAAAACGGACTAAGTGGATTTGTTTCATAAGCGCCGCAAAATCGGCGTCCTTGTAGCTGTTCCGATCAGTGGACTGTATGACCTCCGTTTCAAATGCTGGGGGCTGCGTAGAAGATCTTAGAGTCTCGGCGCTGCGGATAGATTCCTCTGAAACATAGCTGATTCCGGTTCCGGGGATGGACGCCGTTTGCCTGATTTTTCCGTTGGCCGTTTTGGTGATTCGGTATCCGGGAACGCCCCACGAATACCCAACTCCACTTCCTGAAATATTGATGCGAAAGCCGCCGCCAAGACGAATGCTTTTTCTGTATCTGAATCCCATAACCTCACAACCCTTTCTGTTATTTATTCACGGATTTCGGTAGATGGCTGGAATCTGCTTGTAAGCTGTCTTACTCTTTCCAGTGGCGCGCTTGCGCCGGGAAGGAGTGAGAAGATGCCTGCATCGGATGAGCGCTCCAGACATGGAAATGTGCTTGATGATGTTCTTCGGGAAGAAATCAAGGATTTAACCCCGGAACAGGTCAAGCGGGTGCTTGAGTACATCGAAACGCTGAAACAGCAGTAACGAGCACCGATGGCGCGGACAGGCCCTCTTTGGGAGCCTGTCCTTTTGTTATTCGCGCAGGAATTTGACGAAGCGGACGTACTCTATTACCTTGCGCATTTCATCATCTGTCAGATCGTGCGTGGAGTCCATGAGCCGCCTCTGCAAAGCGGAAAGATTCGACTCCGGGAAATCCACCTCCCCCCGGAGATAGGCTTCAGACACGCCATAGCGGGCGGCAATAGTGGCGATGTCCGAAGCGGTAGGAACAGATTTTCCCGCTTGCCAGCTCGCAACAAGGGTTCTGCTTTTCCCGCACAGGCGCGACATAAAAGCGCCCGATGAACCGTAATGTTCCATCAAATCGACAATGCGTTGGACAGTAATCGTCATCCTTTTTACCAGCTTTCTTTCTGAAATCTTGTGTAATACGCTGAAATCCAACACTTGTTAGATTTGCGGTCTTGTCGTCTAACAGGTGTTGGATTATTATATAATCACAGTCAAACATTTGTTGGACTGCATGAGCAACAACGGAGGTCGAAAAAATATGAAAATGGTAACGTACAAAGTGCTCAGCAAAGCAATGCGGGAGCTGACAGGGCAAGTTGCAGAGCTGGATGAAGCCATTGAAATCCGCTTGGTGTTTGGCGAAAAAGTTAAAATCACCATTTCGATGGACTGGGCAACAATGGATGCAGCACGGGCCGCAGAACTCGCTGAGCATCTGGCAAAGGCGGCGGAGCTCGTGAACAACTTCAAGTACGCTGGTTATACGATTGTTAGATAAGGGGAATGGCCATGAAGTATTCAGACATCAACAAGATGTTCACGACAGAGGTGAACAAGTATTTGGCGCAGGGGTATCGCTTCAACACCGCAAGCATGAATGGGAGTCAGGGTGAACTGGCCAAGGTCGATTTGACCAACGGAACTGAAATCATCCGCATTGTGGCCCGCACTTTTTCCAAGGAGTGGGATAAGCAGGGCGTCGAGCTGTTCGTTGGCCGCGTGGCCGAGAAAGAGGGCGTTCGGCCGGATGTGGCCTATTGCGTCAACACAATTTGGAACGGACGTTTGGAACAAGTCAGCAGCCAGCGGTTCTACGAGGTGAGCGGCTACGGAGATCCCGACAAGTTCTATGGGACGGAAGCGGACGCCGAAGCGGTCAGCAAAGTCCGTATGAGCCGCTATGCGCAGAGGCCGAGCCGCAAGGCTGAGGACATGACCAACGCTGAAACCATCAAAATTGCGGTGCGGTTCATTCGCCGGAAGCTTGGCATCAAGAACGTGGACAAGAAGCGCATTGAAGTGTTCCGCACGCCTGACCATCGACACATCATCAATTATCGCGGCAAAGCATATCAGCTCAACAACAAGGAGGTTTGACTATGTATTGCAACAAGTTTTTCAGAACCGAAGAGGAGGCCAAGGCTTTCAAGAAGTCTCACGGCGGGGCGCTGTACAAGAACATCAAGGGGAGTCACACCCGGCAAGCGTACCGGGTAGAAGCGATGATGGCCGTGCAGGACGGCTGGCTCCGCAGCACAGAGACGGATACGTACCCGTTCTGCGTTGCATGGAATGGCAAGCCGCTGTCGGCAGGAAAGGAGATTTAAGCCATGAAAGCATTAAAAATTGAGCCTGGAAAGGCCCCGGAACGCATTGACATTGACAACGAACTTGAAGCACTGCAAGACGCTGTGGGCGGCTACATTCAGGTGCTCTACCCGGACCCGCACCGCCCGGTGGGCCTGGTCTGCAACGAAGAGGGCAAGTGCATGGGCCTCAAGCCGAACCGAGCCCTGTACAGTGGCGGCAGGCCTTACGACGTCATTGTTGGCACATTCCTCGTGGTTGGAGTCGATGAAGAGGACTTCACGGATCTGCGGGAAGAGGATGCAACGTATTTTGAGAAGCTGTTCCATTCGCCGGAGAAGTTTAAGTACTTCGCAGGGCGGCTGGTCATCTCCAAGGTGGTTTCTGGCGGGGCTTAATGGCCCCGCTTTTTTCAAAACCCGAAAAACCCATTCGGTTTTTTGGGTTTTGTTCGGTTTTTTCGGTTTTGATGGGTTTTGCGAAATGCAAAATAAAAGAGGAAATTTGAATCGTAACTTTCAAATTTTAGGCAGAAAAACCGGAATCCTGTTAAAAATGAAACTCGATAGAACGACAAATTTTTGAAACGTGCGTAAAATGTGAAAACCCATTGGGTTTTTCAAAAACCGAAAAAACCCATCTTCTTAAGAAAAGAAGAAGAAAAAGAATAAGAAGATATGAAGACTATCGTCTTCATCACGCGATCACGCGCGGGCGCGCGCGTTATATAGCCGACGACGACGAACCCAACTGATGAAGAACAGGGTCGTCTGTGCGGCCAAGCAGGTAGTCGACGGAACAGTCCAGCCTGTCGGCAAGAAGCATAAGGGTCTTGCCCGATGGTGGATCTTCGGCGTTTTTCCAGCGTGTAACAGCGCCAGAAGAGATGCCAAGCTCTTTTGCAAGCGGATTTGGCTTCGTACCTCGAAGAACGCACATCTGATAGAATCGCTCCCAAAATATCAAAAATAGGACCTCCTTTTTGTGCAAAAGCATGAATCTCACTAAAATGAGATTATCGTATTGCCATCTCACAAAAGTGAGATTATAATATATCTAACAAATGATTCAAACACCTGTTAGATAGAAAGGACAATACCATGACGAATGTTTACATCGACAGCCGCCGGGATGGGTACTCGCCCAGCCAGTGCCACGGCACCATGACGGTGGGGGAGCTGATTGACATCCTGAGCCAGTACGATGAAGACCAGCCCGTCTACATCCGCAACGACAACGGCTACACCTACGGGAGCGTCCAGCTGGACAGCGTTACCGAGGGAGAGGAGGATGAGGACGAATGAGACTTCTTATTGAGTACACCTCGCATGGCCGCGGTCCGGCGGCTCCGCAGACCTACACCACCACGCTGGACATTGTGGACGATGTGGCGGAGCGGCTGTTAAAGGCCAAGACGCCGTACACGTTCCGGGAGCGGAAGTACTGCACGCGGGAAGCTCTGATTCTTGCATTCCTGATTTACGACATCGAGAACCTGCAAGAGCGGAGCTTCGGGGACAACGACCAGATTTTGAGCATCCGGCGGGATGGCCGGAGCTGAGGGAGGGCCACACGATGAAGTTTGTAGCGCCCATGGCTATATGGGAAATCGTTGGCGGCGACCTGCCGCCCATCCGGGTTCGCGCCCGGTCGTTCGATGAAGCGCTTGCAAAGGCAAGGCTTCGCAATTCCGGCTATTGCGCCGGCTGGGTCGTTGAGGAGGACTAAGCGATGGACATCCTGATTAAGCATCAGACCAAGGACGGAGAGATTCATTTCAGCACGGTGGAGTCTTGGAAGCCCACCGAAGACGAAGCGATGATTGAAGCAATCCGGGATTTCAAGAAGACGCACACGGACGCCCGAATTCTTGAAGTCCAAGATGTCACTCTCGGCGCAGGCTGCAACTGGAAAGAATAACCCGCCTGATGATGGCCGCTGGTATCGGCCGAAACCATTTTCGTGGCATCACGAGGATGGTCGCGGGAACCAACACCGCAAACCAAGGAAAGGAAGATTCACATGAAGTATGAAATATACCAGCTGAAAGAGGACACCATGGAGCAGGTAAAACTGCGGTTCATGGCGTCCGATCAGGCCGCACAGCTGGGCGGCATCCACCGGGAGAACTACCGTCTGGTGTACGAGGGTAATGTGGAAACCCGAAAGGACGCACAGCAGACACTTGATGGCCTGTTCCGCAGATTCAACATAGACAGGCCCACAGGCTTCGAGGGCCACAGCTTGAGCGTGTCGGACATCATTTACCTCGCCGATGGGGAATCCTCCGGCTGGTGGTTCTGCGATGCTTACGGTTGGAAGCTGCTGAGCGGAGAAGAATGGGGGCAGACCTGATGCGCCACTACACAAAAGCGGAGTGGCGCAAGATCCCGGAGGTCTACAAGGGCCGCTGGGAGCCGACGCCGCTCAACCTTGAGCGGGTGAAGAGCGGTGAGCTTCCGGCAGAGTACATCGGCAAACGGAACACCATCGTCAATGACGAGCATCACGGCACGGTGCTTATCACCGAGGGCGCGCACTTCGTAATCGACGAATGAGCACAATCGCTCAAAGAGGCGATTTGAGTCGCGTTTTGCATCAAACGACAAATTCCTTGCGGAAGAATCAAAAACGCAAAATAGAGCCATCTGAGCAGCTCTGAGAACTATTTCCGCTGACTCAGAATGAACTGAAGATAATCTGTAACCTTTTGGCGTTCATCATCTGTCAGATTCATCCGTTTCACGGCGGGGTCAACAGTGCGCCCCATGAGGAAGTCCATGGAGCAGTCGAGGTAGTCAGAGATGCGGGCAAGGCTATCAGCCGCCATCATGCGGCCAGTGCGTAAGTTGGAAAGGGTGCCTTTGCTCATTCCGAGTTCGGCAAACATATCTTTCAGCTGGACATTGCGAGCTTTTGCTTGAAGCTTGATGTTTTCTGCAAGGGTTATAGAATCATACAAATTTTGGGTCGGCATTTTGTGTATCCTCACAAAATCTTGCAATCGCAATGATTTCGCATTGAAATATTGCAATCGCAAGATTATAATACACTTGTACAAAACAAATGTCAGATTGAAAGGGTCAGCGCTTTCCATTCAGCGCGTTCCCCGAAGTCCCTCTGCAAAGGGGCTTCAACGTACCACGCAGTACAAACCATGCAAGTTGATTCCTCCTAATGACAGGCATCGCTGCAAAGCGCAGCGCCGATACTGCAAATCGGCGGTGCGCAGGTAAAGCGATTACTCCCCAAGAGCTTCTGCTTAACAGCTTAAAGGCGGGGGAACGCGTTGAATGGTGGGTACTGGCCCTTTTAGTCTATCAAAAATCAAACAAGTGTTCAATACATTTGTTAGATAAATCTTTGTCAGGAAGGAGAAAAAACATGAAGAAAGTTCCGCTGCCAGAGTGGTGCGTGTCAGTCAAAAAAGCGATGGTTGAGCGCGACGATATGAGCGTCACCGAGCTGGCAAAAGAAATCGGGTACTCCCGCGCACACGTCAGTCAGGTCATCAACGGCACGATGGTGCCGTCCGCGAACATCAAGTCCGCGATTGAGTCCTGCCTGAACCTGCGGGCGTGATTTCTTACATCATAAGTTTACCAGAAAGGAGAGTTGTGCGAAATGGCGGTTGATTGCCAGAATATCTACAAAAACGCGCGGAAATCTGCCGGAATGACGCAGGAAAAAGCCGCACAGCTTTTGAACGTGTCAGTTGATTCTCTGCGGGATTATGAGCAGAGCCAGCGCCCGGTACCCAGCGACGTGGCAAGCGCCATGTGCGATGTGTACCAAGCCCCGTATCTTGCAGTTCAGCATCTGCGCCGGTCCTCAGAGCTGGGCAAGCGGGTGGTTCCGGAGATTCAGTTAAAGGACTTGCCGGAAGCTGTTCTCAGCGTTCTGGCGGCGGTTCAGAGGTTTATCGTAAAGCGCGATGCGATGATAGAGATCGTCGCAGATGGAAAAATCGAAGAGGACGAACAGGCTGAATGGAATGAGATCATGGATCGAATGAACAACCTGTTCGTGGCGATGGCCAATATGCGTTTTTCGAAAGGAGGGCGTCGGACGTGAAAGAATCGTACTTTATCGGCGCGAGCGAAGTGCAGGAAATTGTCGGATGCAGCAAATCCAGAGCCTATCAGTTTATCCAGCAGATGAACAAAGAGCTGGAAGCAAAGGGCCTGCTTACGTTTCCGGGCAGAGTGCCCCGGCGGTATGTGTTCGAGCGGTTCGGCATTACGGAGGTTCAGGATGATGCGAAAGGCAATAATCCCGCTGGTGGCAACAGCGGCGGCGCAACTACTGGTAATCGGAAGCATCGCCGCGGCGTTCGCTTTCCAACCGAAAGAAACGCAGCTCCCGATAGCGATGATTCCTGTGCAAGCTGACATCGAGCAGGGCGAGTGCATCCGGCGAGACCCGGCTCCCTATGAGCCAATTACATACCGTGTGCCGCTGGATGCGGATTTACAGCAGTATACAGCTGAGATGTGCGACTTGTACGAAGTTCCGCTGGAGCTGGCCTACGCCGTCATGCAGGTCGAGAGCGGCTATACGGTGAGCGCTACCAGCTCAACCGGGGATTATGGTCTGATGCAGATCAACAGCATCAATGCCGGATGGCTCAAAGATGAGCTGGGAGTCACGGATCTGCTGGATGCCGGACAGAACATCAAGGCTGGGTGCTATATGCTCGGAAGTTATCTTGCCCTGTACGATGGAGACATCAATCGAACTATGATGGCGTACAACCTTGGGAAGAGCGGGGCAGAAAAGGCTTGGAATGCAGGAACTCGCAGCACGGCCTACACCGACAAGGTGTGGAGCGCAATGGTTGGCCTTTTGGAGGAAGAAAGGGATGTTTCGTAAGGTGATGCAAATGATTCAGGATTACGCGGAGAAGAAGCTGCTGGATGAAGTCTTTGCTACATACCTCGATGTGCAGGATGCCGCAGCTGAGATGGCGCAGGTGCTCCCGTGTCCCCGGTGCGGGAAGCTGACCATGAAGATGCGCTTGCACAGCAACGCTCTTTCCCGTCAGGTTCCGGGCATCATGATTTGTGACCAGTGCGGAACCGAAGAAGCGCTGGATGCAATGGCGGGGAAGCCAAAGGATGCCCATGAATGGGCGCTGGTCAAAACCTACATGAAAGGAGCAAACCTCAAATGAAGCGCAGGGAAAAGAAGCTGAGCGTGATGGATTGGGTACTCGTAGGACTGCTGGACACGCTGGCCGGGGTCGTAGCCGGAGGGCTGATGGCAATATGGCAGTTGCCGAGTGCCTACCGCTGGCGTGGCTACTGGGCAATCGGCGGCGAATGGTTGCTTGTCATCATTGCAATCATCATGGCGGTGCGGCTGACGCACGCATTCCAGATGTTCATGATTTTCGGAGGAAAGAAGCATGGTAAGATGCGCTCGGTGTCACAGGGTCATTACAGATCCGGCGGCAATCGAAGCGGGGTACGGCGCAAAGTGTTACGCCAAGGAGTTCGGCAAGAAGCTGAAATCGCCCGCAAGACCTCGCAAGGGAAAGACCGCTACACAGCCTAAGAGCACCGCTGAGCGCCAAATCATCGGCCAACTCACGGTATATGACATACTCGCCGCACACGAAAAAAGCACCGACCAGAACGGCCGGTGCGCTACAAATGGATAGAGACCCGCACATTCCGTTAGCGCTTGATGCAGGAACATCAAGCCGGAAAATACAGGTCTCCACCACACACAACCATATTGTAGCATATTCGGTTGGATTTTTCAACAGGTACGAAGCGGCGAGAAAGGACTATCCTTTCTGCCGTTTTTCTATGCAAAAATTAGGAGGTACAACATGGAAAAAGAACTTACTGCCGCCGTAACCACGCAGGAGCCGATGTTAGCCGACAGTCTGATTGTGGTGCAGCAGCTTCCCGTCATCAAGGAACAGCTGCACAGCATCAAGGCTCAGGCACAAGCGTCTGTGGCGGAAGCGCTGGCGCTGGTTTGCACGGAAGAAACGCTCAAGGTCGTCAAGGAGCAGCGGGCGAAGCTGAATCGTGACCGCAAGGATTTGGATGACCGCCGTGCAGTCGTTAAGAAGCAGATCATGAAGCCTTTTGAGGACTTCGACAAGGTTTACAAGGAATGCGTCACCGATGTCTATGGCCCTGCGGATGAAGCGCTGAAAGGTAAAATCACGGACGTGGAAGCCGGCTTGAAAGCTGACAAGGAGAAGAAAGTGGTCACTTACTTCGACGAGCTGGTCAAGGCAAACGGGGTCGAGTGGGTCAGCTATGGGGACGTCGGCATTGCCGTTACCATGACGGCGAGCCTGAAATCTTTGAAGAGCAAGGTCAAGGATTACGTTGACCGCGTAGTGGCTGATGTGAACTGCATCAATGGCATGGAGAATGCCCCGGAGGTCATGGCCGAGTATAAGCAGTGCCGCAATCTGGCCGTTGCGATTAACAGCGTGAGCCAGCGCAAAGACCGTGAGGCCCGCGAGGAAGCTGAACGGAAACAGCGCCTTGAAGCCCAGCTTCGTGCGCAGGAAGCAGAGTCGGCGGTGCTGGATGCGGTAGAAGAAGAGCTGGCCGCGCCGCAAGTCATGGGCGCCGAGCCTCCGGTTATGGATGAGCAGGAGGTCGAAGAAACCCAACAGGAGGGCGAGGAACAAGTCATGACGGCCCAATTTGCTTTCATGGGCCGCACGTTCCAGTGCCGCGGTACATTGACCCAGCTCCGGGAGCTGAAGTCTTTCGTAAATGAAAAAATCGACGAGATCCAGAAGCATATGGATTCCGTCGGCATCGAGAATGAGGAGGTAAGCGACAATGGCTAAAGCAGTACAGCCGAAGAAATTGTACTTCTCTCAGGCAATGCAGACCGAGAAATACAAGAAACTCATAAATAATACCCTAGGCGATCCGGTACGCGCGGCACGATTCGCTGCAAATATCACTTCTGCTGTGGCAGTTAACCCTACCTTGCAGGAGTGTGATGCAGGTACTATTTTGGCGGGTGCCCTTTTGGGTGAAAGCCTGCTCTTGCAGCCTTCCCCGCAGTTGGGCCAGTTCTACTTGGTGCCGTTCGAATCCAAAGCAAAACGTGACCGGCAGGGTAATGTGATTGAGCCGGCGTGTCTCAAGGCGCAATTCGTTTTGGGTTACAAGGGATACATCCAGTTGGCTCTGAGAACGGGCCAGTACAAGCGCCTGAATGTTCTGGAAGTCAAATCCGGGGAACTGGGCGGTTGGGATCCCTTTGAAGAGCGTTTCCATGAAATGCACTTCATCGAAGATTTTGAAAAGCGTGCAGCAATGCCGACTGTGGGCTATATTGCCCATTTTGAGTATATCAATGGTTTCCAGAAAACGCTGTACTGGACGGCAGACCAGATGATGTCTCATGCGGACAAATATTCCCCGGCATTCAGCGCCGCCGCATATAAGAAGCTGCTGAATGGTGAGATTCCGCAGAATGAGTTGTGGAAGTATTCGAGTTTCTGGTACAAAGACTTCGACGGGATGGCCAAAAAGACCATGCTGCGCCAGTTGATTTCCAAGTGGGGCATTATGACGGCAGAAATGACGATGGCCTATGAAAGAGACGGCCATGTGATGATGCCGGACACCGCGAGCGGAGACCTGTTGCCGGAAGTGACCGATACCCCGGAACTCAGCCAGCAGGATGAGCAGGAACAGCCCAAAATCGAGCGGACGGCCAAAACTATGGACTTGCCGGAGCCGGAAGCAGACGAAGTGAAAGCGGCTGTTGATTTGGCGACACTCTGATGGTCAAGTACAACATTATCAGCACCGGAAGTGACGGCAACGCTACGATTTTGGAAGATTTTGTGCTGATAGACTGCGGGGTGCCTTACAAAGCGCTGGAGCCATATGTGACGAAGCTGAAACTTGTGCTTTTGACGCATATTCATTCAGATCACTTCCAAAAGCGCACCATCAAGCGGCTTGCCGAAGAACGGCCAACGCTGCGCTTTGGGTGTTGCCGCTGGCTGGCACCGCCGCTTCTGGCCGCAGGGGTGCCGGAACGTCAGATTGATGTGCTGGAACCCCGGACCATGTACGGATACGGCCTGTGCAATGTGATTCCGTTTATGCTGACTCACAATGTACCGAACTGCGGGTACAAGGTGCATTTTCCATCTGGCAAGGTGATTTATGCTACCGACACCAACAACCTGAACGGGGTGCAGGCACTCGGATATGACCTCTATTTGATAGAAGCCAATTACAGAGACGAGGACATTCAGGCCAAAATCGCAGAGAAAAAGGCTGCTGGACAGTATGCCTATGAGATGCAGGTGCTCAAGAATCACCTATCGGAAGCAAAGTGCAATGATTTCTTGGTGAGAAATATGCAGGCGAACAGCGTGTATATTCCTATGCACGTTCATGTTGACAAGGAGAAAACGGATGGTCGTAACGGCGAAAATTGAAAAGCTGGAAGATGGAAAGCTCGTCCTGAAGCCCGATACGGACATCAGCCGCTTTGTGGAGCAGAAACGCCCCCGGCGGGTGGAAGTTCGGCTGGATGATGGACGCACGATTTCCGTTGACCAGCGCCGAAAGATTTTTGCCATCATCCGTGACATTTCTTTGTGGTCCGGCCATGAGCCGGAAGAACTTCGGCAGTATTTGGAATGGGATTTCTGCTCCCGCGCTATGCGGGAGTGGTTCTCCCTCTCAGACTGCGACATGACGACAGCACGAGAATTCATTACTTACCTGATTTCGTTTTGTTTCCACTGGGGCGTTCCGACCAAGGATAGTCTGCTGACGCAGACGGACGACATTGGAAAGTACCTGTACCTGTGCCTTGAAAATCGCCGCTGCGCAATTTGCAACCGTCCGGCGGAGGTGCATCACGTTGACCGTATCGGTATGGGTATGGACAGAGAAAAGGTCGTCCACGTTGGCCTGAACGCAATCGCACTTTGCCGAGCACATCACGAGGAAGCGCACCGCCGGGAGAATGCGTTGTTCGCTGAGTACCACATCTATGGAATCAAGCTGGACAAGCACCTGTGCAAAGTGCTCTCCCTCAATCAAAAGCCGAAAGGGGAGGTGAAGCGTGGCGAATGACTACATAAAGCTATGGGTGAAAGACTACCGAGCGCTACTGGAACCGTTCAGTGAAGCAGAACGGGGGCGCATTTTGTGGGCGATGATGGACTACAAGGAATCGGGGGCTGAGCCGAGCTTTTTGGGAAATGAACGCTTCGTCTGGGCAGCTATCAAGGCAAAGATTGATGCTTCCAATGAAGCCTACGAGCGACAAGCGGCGGCTAATCGTGCCAATGGTGCAAGGGGCGGAAGGCCGAGAAAAAATAAAGAAGCTCCAGAAAACCAAAAAAACCGAATGGGTTTTGAACCTGCCAAAGAATCAGAGGGCGCAGACGAACAGCAGGAGACATCAACCGGCCCGCCCGACGGAAAGCCGGAATCCTACTGGGTCTGGGCTGGATGCGATAAGGTGCTCACACCTTATATGGCCTCAGAATTCCGGGACCTGCGGGAAGCAGGCGTAGAGGATGCCTTAGTGGTGGCCGCGCTGAAAGAAGCGATGCGCCATCAAGCAAAGTATCCTTGGGTCTATGCCAAGCGTCTGCTCGACCAAGCAGCAGCACAAAAAATCACAACGCTGGAAGCGTGGGAAAAAGTACATATCACATACAAAGGAAACCGGGTAGACCGGGAAACGCCGAGTGGAAATAGCTTCCTTGGCCTTGATAACAGCTTGGATCGCCTAAAAAGGAGACCTCTTAGAAAGCGGGTGGAGGAAGTTCCACCAGACTAAGGAGGTTTTCTAATGGGAAGCGACGTTCGCCATGTCCGCGGCGAGGCCCAGAAAGAGCTTGTAAAAAAGTTTGAAGTATTTACAAGCAAGGGGCGGTCAAGGTGGCAGGTTTGGAGCGACTGGATTACGATAAGCGCCATTGCCGTGTCCAACGCGACGGACAAGAGCCACTTCGATGAGCGGGAGCAGCAGTACATAACTATTGTGAAAAAGTACACGAAGCAGGAAGTGGACACATTCGCGGATATGTTTTCGATTCTGGTTATGGCGTTGGAGGACAACTCGGAACAGGATTTCCTTGGCGAGCTGTATATGTGCTTGGGGCTTGGAAGTGACCACGCGGGCCAGTTCTTCACGCCTTACCACCTTTGCGAGTTTATGTCTGCGGTGACGACCCCGGCAGAAGAATTTCAGCAGAAAATCGGAGACAGGGGATGGGTCGCGGTCTGTGACCCGACCTGCGGCGCGGGGGCCTTGCTAGTGGCGTTTGCAAACGAATGCAGGAAAAAAGGCATCAATTATCAGACGGATGTGCTGTTTGTGGCGCAGGACATTGACTACATCGTGGGTATGATGTGCTATCTGCAAATGAGTCTGCTTGGAATGCCGGGATATGTCGTCATCGGTGATACGCTTGCAAGCCCGTCTACGTCTTATGACAAAAGAGGGCTGCTTCCGGTTGACAACGGGAGCGTCTGGTACACGCCGCTGCTCAGGATCCCGGTTTGGCAGTATCGAATCTTTATGGCGCAGATGGAGCTGGTCACCCAGCCGATAAAGGAAGAATATGCTGCGGATGCGCCAAAATCCGAACCACAGAAAGCCCTTGAAGCCACAAAAAAGAGTAAGCAACCAAAAGATACGGAAAAGCCCAAAACCGCTAAAATACCGCCCAAAGAGCCGGAGCAGGAACCGATGTTCTCTGAGGGCAAGGGCGGGCAGTTGAGCTTTTTCTGATAGGAGGACAATATGGATTCCACCACACACACCACAACCACAGTAGAGTTCGTCGATTGGCGGGCCAAGGCAAAAGAGAAGTTGGAGGCAGAGGACAAGATGTTCAAAGGTGGGCGCGCCGCCGCGAGCGTTCAGAGCTATGTGCTGCGGGCGCTGCTGAACTTTGCAGATCAGGAGCCGCGCTTTGCCGAGGTCGTTTGCAACACGGAGCGCACATTCTCGGAATGCTGCGCGGCAGTCGTACACAATGCGGGAGAGGTTTTGTCTGACCTTGAAGCGTACCGAAAGGCCGTGCAGTTTTACTTTCCCAATGCTGAAATCTCGTTCTCGATGAACATCAATCTTACCGGAACACCGCCGACGGAAGAAGAGATGCGGGCGCCGGCAACCATCAAACCGGAGGATGCCACCCTGAATATTCCGAAACCGCAGGAGCCGGAAAAGGAGAAGCCTGACCAGAAGAAGCCGAAACTGGAGAAAAAGTCTGCAAAAAAGAAAGAGAAGCAGAGCGAAGATTCGATGCAGCTTTCCTTGGAGGGATGGTTCTGATGGTTTTAGGATTCAAAGGTTTCAAGCCGGGCCTGATTGCTACGCTCGGCAATGGCAGCTATCAGTACCAGCCGGGCGAGGCGAGCAAGACGAAAAAAGCGAAATGCGCAAACGCAGGCTTCCATTACTGTCTGGATCCGCTTGACTGCCTGAACTGGTACGCATGGGATGGCAAAAATGAATTTTGGGCCATTGCAGCCGGCGGGGATATTGACGAGGACGATTACAGGACACGAAGCAGTTGTACCGAAATTGTCCCGCTGCGCAGGCTGAAAGAGGATGAATTTCTCTTTATGCACGCAAGGTATGCGTCTGAGCACCCGGCAGAGAAATTTGAGGACTGCTTCAAGAAACCGTTCCATATTGCGTATGGAAAGGGCAAGAAGCTGGCCGGAGAACTGGGAGAATGGCTCTGCTTCATCATCCAAGATCATCAGGAGCCCATCTGTATTGCACAGCTGATTGACGGCGTAAAGATTTTGCCGGGGAAGAACTACACGGCGGAGAGTTTGGAGGCGGCATGCAATGAAAAAGGCTGAAGAATTGAAACTTTATGCGCCGGAACCGAAACGGCCGGAGCTGGATGCGGCGCTGTCTATGTCAGTTGCCGAGGGGCAGGGCGTGGGCCGCTATATCAAGGGAAAGGTGCTGACGGTGGCCGTCTGGGACAAAAAGGAAAAGCCGCTGGTCGTGTGGCGCTTTTTCAAAGATTACTGGACGGGAGAGCTTCGCGGGAATAAGAATCCGACCAAAGGCGAGCTTTCGCCGCTTCAAATCGAGGTCAAACCCTGCCAGTGCTTGACTTGGAGAACCGAAGTGTCGGCAACAAAGGAAGAATCGGAGCTCCTGCAGAACTATTTTGATGACCGCAGACCGGGCTATCTGATTGGCATTGTGGAAGATGCGCTGTCTGCTCATACGCGGAAGAAGCGCGAAGAGCGCAACGCACGGCAGGAGGCTGAGACACAGAAGCTCTTTGAAAATCTGCCGGAGCCGCCGGAAGATCTCGGAAGACAGGTTTTGAAAGTATGCAGTGATGCGGGCTTTCTCTGGGTCACCAATGATAAGCAGAGTGTAGTTGACCCCGGCGGAGTTGAGAATAAAATCCCGATTCAGTGGGCGAGATGCGATAGCTGCGGTGGTGAATACACGCTGTCGGAACCGCTCAAGCATAAGAGTACAGTGGTGTGCGAGTGCTGCGGGGAGAAAATGCAGGTTCGCAATACCCGCTATTCGGTCAAAAGACTGTGGGCCGCAAGGACATTCCTTTGGAGCAAACCGCAGGGAGATGGGGTCTGGATTCGCCGCTATCTGGTGTATTTCGATTTCAGCAATCATCGGGCAGAACTGGAATTTCATGGCCGGGGGATATGGTGGACGGACGGAAAGACCATCAAGCAGTGGAAACGCAGCTGGAGTGAAAAAGAGAAATATATTATGTGCCAGCGCCCGAAGTTATCCGCAATGCTGACGGCCCCCTCTGGTCCGTATCAGCCGTATACATTGGCATCCCATACTGACCAATTTGAGAGTGATGTTCGGAAAGTGCTGAAATCTGAATGGATGTACCAGTACGACAATCATCTCAATTTTCCATGGGAGGTTCGTCAGTGGGAAATCGTGAATCGGTATCCGATGGCCGAAAGCCTTGTGAAAACGGGCTGGGCTGATGCACTGTGCTCTCAGGTGTACGACGAATATGAACACAGCACCCGCATCAATCTTCGAGCAAAGACCTATTACGATGTGTTTGGCTTAAATCGTCAGGAGCTGGCCGTGGTCGCACGAAGCAAAAAGTCGTTCCGCGAGGTGGATGATGCGTTGAAGTGGAAAGAAGCCGGTCTTGCAATCAATGACAAGAACATGAAGATGACGGCTAACATCCGAAATCTCTCAGGAATGGCCAAGACATTGCGGGAAAGCGGAATGACACGGAGCTTGAAATATCTCCGCCAGCAGACAAGGCGAGTCACCGGAAGCTACAACGGTCAGATTGCTCTTCAAGTTGCATCGGACTGGTTGGATTATATCGATATGGCCGGGCAGATGAAGATGAACTTGAATCTTGAAAAGGTTCGTTTTCCGCTGGATCTCAAGCGTCGCCACGATGATTTGGTTCTGGAGCGAAATAAGCAATGTCGAAAGGACGCCTTGAAAGGTGCCGCAAGCAGCATCAAAAAGGAAGCCAAGGAGCTGGAAAATCAGTTCCACATCGAGAACATCTACAAGAAAATCCGCAAAATCTACGAGTACGATGGAGCGGAATACATCATTCGGGTGCCGGATGGGGCAAAGGCCATTTTGGAAGAAAGCAGGTTTCTTGATCACTGCATCCAGCGCGGAACCAGATACTTTGAGCGTATTGCCAAACGTGAGAGCTACATCTTCTTCATGCGGCGCAAGGCTGACCCGAATACCCCGTGGTATACCTTGGAGGTGGAACCGGGCGGCACTGTCCGCCAAAAGCGCAGCTATAACAACGACCAGTATGCCGATTTGGAGGATGCGAAACCGTTTATTGCGGAATGGCAACAGGTCGTGCAGGGCCGCATGACAACGGCGGAAATTGATTTTGCACGGCAGTCCAAGAAAATCCGCGCACAGGAGTTTGCGGAACTCAAGGAAAACGGAAACATTATCCGCACGGGTGCAAATGCCGGAAAGCTGCTCGTGGATGAACTGATGCACGATTTGATGGAGGTGGAAAAACGTGTCGGCTAAAATTGAACTTTCTCTCGCGCCCGCCAAAGCAAAAGGTCTTTCGGAAGATGAGCGTCTGGATTTGGGGCGGCTGCTCCTGAAAGCAGGATACCGAGTTGATATTGTACGCCGTCGTCCGAATACCAATCCGGGTACCAATTACGATTATTTCATGGTTTTAGACAAAGGAGAGAACAATGCCTGATACCCGGAAGAATCACAACCCCAGCGGCGCGCCGGACCCTACACGAGTCCGGGCAGAGAGCAACATCCAGAGGGAAGAAGCTCGTGTGAGTGAGCTTGTCCACGTCCTGCGTTATGTGGCAGGTGTAGCCGGGTTTGAAATTGTGGAGCGAATCGTTCTCGTGGATAACCAAACGGGGAGGATCTATCGGTGAACAGAACGAAAAATGAGTTGGCCGATTATGCCTGGAATCCGGTGACAGGGTGCCTGAAAGATTGTCGGTACTGCTATGCAAGGAAAAGCGCGATACGGTTTGCAAGCGATTGGCGCCGAAATTTGGCAGAGAGACCGAAAGTTCAGCAGGTGGGAGAAAAGCTCTTTGAGCTGGATACCCCGTGGGAAACGAAAAACAAGCACTTCCTGAACAGTCCAACGGGATTTCTGCCCACGATGCACAGATACCGTTTCGACTGGCCGCAAAAGGTCAAAGTTGGCTCAAGCATTATGGTATGCACAGACGGCGATTTATTCGGGCCGTGGGTTCCTGAAGAATGGATTCTTCAGGTGTTTGCGGCGGCTGATGAAGCACCCCAGCACCAGTACATTTTTCTGACGCAGTATCCGGAACGCTATAAGCAGCTTGTGAATCACGAGAAGCTGCCCCAAAACAAGAATTTCTGGTACGGCTCGACAGCGACGGTCAGAGAAAGCAGCGTATGGGTGAACGAACACTATAATGCGTTCGTTGCGATAGAGCCACTCCTTGGCCCGTTTGAGGGCGACGTGACAAAAGCGTTCCAGAAGTTGAAGTGGGTAATCATTGGCGCGGAAACAGGCCGAAATGCCGGAAAGGTCATTCCTAAAGCGGAGTGGATTAAAGACATTCTTGCGTCAGCGGATGCGACCAATACGCCTGTTTTCATGCGGAGCAGTATGGAAAGCGTGGTAGGCGTCGAGAATATGCGGCGTGAGAAACCACAGCCGCTTCTTCAAAGAATCCCCAGCGACGTGCAGAAAGAGCGTCTGTGGGAGCATTGCAAGGTCTGTGGTAAGTATAGGCCGATGAAAGAAATGTACGCGCTGCTCCTGCGCAGAAAACGTGGAGATAGCCCGGAGCGGGTGGCTTATATGTGCCCGGAATGCTATGAGCAGTTCAGCAGAGACAATTTTGAGAAAGGAAAAGACGATGAAGTTTGAACGAAGCGAAATTGGAGCGCTGTTCTCCAAGCTGAGAACGGCAGTGCCGGAGGTCCGGGCTGTCGGTGCAGGAGATGCCGGCATCTTGCTTAGCGGCTCCAGCGCATACGCCACCAATCTGGAACTGAGCGTTCAGGCGGGCTTATCAAAGCCGGTTGAGCAGGATGTGGTTGTTCCACCACGCGGCGTTGATTTCATCAGTGGCACGGTTGCACCGGAAATCAACATCAAGGTCGCGGCGGGAACATTGACGGTGGAATCCGGCACTGCAAGAGCACGCCTGAGCACGACACCGGCAGAGAATTACCCGGAATTTTCCGGGCCGGGCAACGATGCAAAGCGCTGCGTGGTGGGAGCAAACGATTTAAGCTGGGCAATTTCCAAAGTCCTCTATGCCGTGTCGAAGGATGAACGGCATCCGGCCCACCGCGGCCTTTGCTTTACCAGAAAGGGCGAAGACGTGCTGGAGATTTGTGCGCTGGACGGATATCGGATGGCAATCAGCAGAATCAACTGCACCGCTGATGGAGACTTCCGCTTTACGCTCCCGGCAGCTACCGCAAAGGCAATTGATGTGCTTTCCATGGAAGGGAGCGTAGAAATCGTGCGCGACCGCAAAAAGGCAATTTTCAGCGACCACGATTTTCAGGTAAAGTCCCGCCTGATTGCAGAACCTTTTTTGGATTACTCAAAAATCACAACGCAGGAAAGCAAGGATAAGCCCATCACCATTGACCGGAAAGAACTGCTGGGCGTTCTGAACCGGGTAAAGCTGGCCCGCTCTGCGGACGCAAAAGAGAAAAGCGTTCTGGTGATGAACTTTGCGGCCGATGGCACCGGGCGCGCATCGATGAAAAGCACAATCGCCCAGATGAATGAGGAGTTCTCCTTTGACGGTAAGCTGGATGAACCTGCAAGAATCGGCTTCAACCTTGAATTTTTGAGCGAGGCTTTGAAGTCGATGGAGAGTGACAAGGTGACAATGCGCATCAGCGGCCCGCTGTCGCCGGTAAGGATGCTGGAACCGCATTATGAGGCGCTTGTCCTTCCGGTCAGAGTAAGGAGTGAGGAATAATGCTGGACAGAATCTACCGCGGGCAGTCTGCGGATGGCGCATGGCATGAAGGATTCTTGATTCGCTCACCGGGTGTGAAGAACAGCCGACCGGGTGAGGGCTGGTACATCAACTCCGAGCAAGAGCCGGCATACGCCCATCTCGTCAAGCCATTTACAATCGGCATGAGCACTGGCGTAAAGGACATGGAAGGAACGATGGTCTTTGAGGGCGACATCATCAAAACCACCGGCCCCAACGAGCGGATTTTCTCTGTGGAGTTTGGTGAGTACATTGCCTATGGTGTGGGCCATATCGGGTTCTACGCAAAGATTGCCGGCAAGAACTCACGCGACTGCAGCCCGTGCTGTCTTCGGGCGTTGCTCTACATTGGAAAAGTGGTTGGAAACATGAGCGACACGCCATACCTGATGAAAGAAGCTGGAGAGGAGCAGAAAAAATGAAATGGACTGAAACAATTACCCCGAAACAGGCGGCTGAAGAGCTGGGAGTACCTTATCACGGCTGGATGAGGGAGATGGATCGGGCATGGATCAGCGAAGACCAGAAGTACAGCGTGATGTCTCGTTTGCTCCGCACGGAATGGGGCAAGGTCGAACACGTCACGATTACGGCGGCAGAGGGCGTTGGCCGGAGTGACGGCAGCGGGGATATCCCGTGGGCCGTCAAGATGGAAATTAAAAACGACCTGTTCGGCGAGAAGCGAGTTGCCGTCGAGGTGTTCCCGACGCAGGACAGGTTGGTGGATGTCTGCGACTGCTATCACCTCTGGGTGTTCGAGAAAGGATTCCAGCTTCCGTTCGGTATCCACCCGCGCGATAAGAAAACGGTGACGGTCAATCGCGGCAGTACCAGAGTCCGAGCCATTGACGGCGCAGGGCGTGAACGCAGCATCAAAGAGCTGCTGGAAGAGAATGGCGCGGCGGACGTTCCTAAACAGGCATATGCACAGGCTATGGCCGGATATATGATGAAAAATCTTCTGGGAGGGTGATGCAAGTGGATGGCGATATAGACCGCCAGAGCGAAGCGCACCCGCCGAAACCAGAGAAGGGGCGAGACGATGGCAAAGTATGAGATGCTTATCGCTGCATCCGGGAAACATGGCTCTGCACTCCTGCCGTATGTGCTGGTTGACGATAGAAGCGGTAAAAGCGCAGCGGCGCGGGCAAAAGCGATGGCCAAGGCTTGTTACCCGGAGTATGAGAAATTCGACGTGGCGAAGATGGAGGTGATTTCAGATGAATGAAAAGGGATTGATGGAACAGTCGAACGCAGCGATTAAAGCGGCGCTAGAGCTGTACGCGGCTGACCATGGGAAGTTGAACGATGGTGACAGCTTTACGACAAAGCTCAATAACTGTGTGCTCACCATTTCGCTGAAAAATGGGAGCTTGGACGTGCAGTTTGACCCGGACGCAGACGTCGCGGTGGACACCCCGTACACACTGGACATGAAGCTCGACATTTATAAGGAGGAAGACAATGGATGAGTACATCAACCGTGAGGACGTATTGAAATGCCTGGAGTATAACACGATTCAGAAGCCGAGTGCGAATGATGTTGTTTCTGCGACTCTCCGGGTAGCGCGGGAAAAGGTCGAGAAACTTCCTGTTGCACAGGAAGAAGCGCTCTTTTCTTTCTGGCGCGACCCCGACAAGGATCCTCCGAAAGTTGAGACGGAAGTGCTGATTCTGTTTGAAACAGCCTGCGGCGGATATGGGATTACGACAGCGCACTATGAAGACGGGAGCGTTTTTTTACAAGATAGCGTATGGTATTGGGAAGACCTTCCCGATTGGGGGACATACGACGAGGAGCGGGACGACTACAAAATCCCGAAAGGCTGGTGGGAATACCGCCACTTCAACCCGGATGACGTTTACAATAACCGTGTAGATTCTCCCGTGGTTGGGTGGATGCCTTTGCCGCCGAAGGAGGTAGTGAAAAAAAATGAGAACGCTTAACGCTGACCAGCTGAAAGCTGTGCTGAGCATGGAAAGTTCACTGGGACATATTCACACGCTGGCAGATGTCGAAAATACGATTGACTTTCTTGCCAAAGAAGAACAGGAAGTCACAAACGGTGTAGAAAAATTCAACATTTTCGATACCATGTGGTCAAGGAAAATTCAGGCGGCGTTTCCGCAATCGTTCGTGAATATGCAAAATGAACTTATTTTCAGTCTGAGAACTGATTCCGGCTTCGGCCTGAAAGATGTGACCGACGAAACCCAACTGAAAGCAAAAATTTTGGAGTGGCTTACGCGGACTGCAATTAAAGCAGTCTCACCCAAGGAAAGAAAACTCCACTTTGAGGGCATCAACAAGCTGCTGGGTACGAATTTTACGTTGGAGGAAATGACGGACATCTACACCTATCTTGGCAACGGAATCGAGCACGACCTCTGTGTGAAGTTCGTGGAAAGTGGCTATGACATGACGCTCCTCCCAAAGGAGGTATGAGAAATGGGGAGAGAGACGTTAAAACCTTGCCCGTTCTGTGGTGCGGCGCTCAAGCCTTTTATTAGCACCCATGAGGTCACAACGGCCGATGGAAGGAAAATCGACGAAATCAAGCACGGATATTGGGCGCACCCGGATGATTCCAAGTGTCCGCTTGGATTTGGGTTTTCTCTTGCGCTGGAGGAGGCTGATAGCTGGAACCATAGAAAAGAAGATAGCCTGCGCTGGCGTAAGACCGAAGAGGAACCACCTGTGGAAAAAGACGGGAACCAGTATGGTGATGTTCTTGTTTTGGATGCCGGCCTTGAAGGATTTGTTACAAACAAGGGATGGCCTTATGTAAAAGGGGCGCCGGACATATATCCTATTTGGATGCCGATTCCTAAACTGCCAAAGCCCTATTCGGAGGATGAACAATGAGCAAAGAAATCTTACTTATACGCAATGATGATGGCGAATTCGAGCTGTACGATGACACCTACGACGTAGTCATTCATTGCAAAAATCGGCAGGGCATGAAAGAGACCTGCGAGATTCTGCGCAAGGTGGGTACCGATGAGAAAGCACCTAGCGTTTTATTGGTGGATCCCGTTGATATGGCAATCGCCATAAGGAACCATTGCAAATCTCGCACTGATGGCTGTGAGGGCTGCTGCTTTGACAGACCGACCAGTGATAAGGGAGATGGAGAATGCGTTTTGGGCTGTCCTGAAGACTGGGAAGTGTGAGACCGACTATGGAAAAAATCATCTGGATATGTCCTTTTTGTGGGGCGACTACGGAAGAGGTTCGCGAAACTGACCTTGTCCCGTTCCACAACCACCCCATCACCCTAAATAGGGAGTGTCAAAGGTGCATATACAGGCAGCACTGGAATGACCTTTCCATGCTGGGGGTTCTTCCTTCTATTGGTAGCGGCGAAGAAGTTCGTAGCGCAGAGTATTATCACGATGTATGGGGGTTTGATTATTATGGTCCAGGGTAAAGCTGTTTTGCTGAGCGTCCGTCCAAACTGGTGCAAGCTGATTTGGGCCGGGATGAAAACGGTTGAAGTGCGCAAGACCTGCCCAAAGCTCGAAACGCCGTTTAAGGTGTACATTTACTGTTCCGGCAATAGCGGATGGCTAATGAGGTCACCAAAGGGCTTGCGGAAGATGGACAGAAAAGTAATTGGTGAGTTTGTCTGCGATGAGGTTTACAAGGTCGATAGAGATAGCGTGGGGTTCAATTTTACAGCCCCAAGTCTGGATTTGCCGGTTTACACCATGCCAGAAAATAACGATGAGTACCGAAATGTCCAGCGAGAGGAACTTACTACTTGCCTGACCGACGAACAGCTCTCTAAATATCTTGGGATACACCCCGGCTGGGGATGGCACATTTCCAACTTGAAAATTTATGACCGACCACTCGACCTGCGAGAACTCACTGGCTTGCAAGAGACACGGTTTGGTATGCGGCCTGTGGAAATTACCAGCCCGCCCCAGAGCTGGCGCTATGTGGAGGATGCAGAATGTACGTCATGAACAAAAAATGGGACTCCATCACGAACATTGCCCAGTGCACCAGCGTGTATGTGAGTCCTGAGCACGAAATCAAGGCTGTTCCTACGGGCGGCGGTGCGGTGTATCGGCTGGGACAGTATGAAACCGCAGAAATTGCCCGTGCTGTGCTGAATGACCTGTATATGCACATTTCGACTGGTTGTGTCTACCAGATGCCGAATGACCAGCGAGCGCTGGTGCTGGCCCGCGGAATGAGCGACGAACGGCCTGACAAGTTTGCCGGGAATGGTAAGAAGCCGGTGCGCAGGGGAGGATCCTGATGACTAAGAGACATCATTATAACCGAAAAGGCCAACCACAGAAGCGGTGCAATCCCGACACTTGCCCGAAATGTATGTACATTGGAGAGGGCGACAGCTGGTGCGACAAAATTGGTGAAATTGTTCTTTCTGACTGGGAGCCTACGGATTATTACATGGGGTGTTGTAAGGGGGCAAGAGCAAATGAAAGCACACATCGAGCCTAAGAGCAAGGAATGCCCGTTCTGCGGCGCATCTACCTATGAAGTTATGAGTGGTACGGGCGTGAAATGTATTCGGTGCACCAATAAGAGAACTTGCGGTGCCATCGTCAGTTTCAGCAACAAAGACTGTAATGAACGCGGAGTTTCCCCGGTTAAGTACTTCAATCGGCGGGCAGGAAAGGAGTGAATAAGGGTGCCGTGCTATGAGGTCGCAATCGAAGCAAGAAAAAATGATACGGCAGAAAAATGTATATTTTCTGCATGGATTCGTGAAGAAAACACTCCGAAAGCTGTAGAAGAAGCCTTGCAGAAAGTAGCTTATGAGCACCCCGATTTTGGAATGCTGCGCCCGGTATGCGTAGAAGAGCAAAAACCGGTAGCAGCGTGTTGGCGGGAAACATCGGCACCTCGCCGGCAGTGGAAAATAGTTCATAAGTACAAAGTGGAATATAGATCCCCAGTGAGTAATAGGGAACTGCTCAAAAAATCTTATGTGTGGGCAGTATCCGCAGAAGAAGCTGTGAGCTATGCAAAAGAGAACGTTGAAATTTCGGGACTTATAGTGAATGTGGAGGAATCTAATGAATCTGATTCGTGAAATTTTCTTTAGTCCGATGGTCGTGGATGCGGCCGGAATTATCCTGATCGTGGCCGCATTGCCCATGGCTGGCTGGTCCTGGGCCGTGAATCACATGGCGGGCCCGAAGGTAAAAAATGCAAAGGAGGGCACATGAAAGCACATCTGGCGTTCCTGTGCAATGGCCGGTGCCAGTGGTGTAAGAACTATTGGGACTGCAGCAAAACAAAAAGGCTCTTGGCAAAAATTTTTGGGTGCAAAGATTGGAGATGGCAAAACAGATGAAGAACATTCGCCAGCAGCGGGCCGATGAACGGGATAAGACGGCGCAGATCTTCACTTGGTGTATGGTAGTGGCCATGCACCAGGAAGAGGGCATTGGAGCTACGCGCCTAGAGCGGGCCTGTAATGAAATGCACGAATTTCAGCAGCGGTACAAAACAAAAATCCTGACCGAGAACCGCAAAAGTGCAACGGATGCTATGCGGGAGGACTTGAAGGGCATCTGTGATTTTGAGGTCCGGCTTCCGCAGACCAAGGCCCCGCGCAACCGCAGGGAAGAACAGATCCGCATGGCTCAGAATGAGGGGGCGGAAATTGCATGGTTGGTTATGGCGGCGACAACGCACCTGACCTTCGGTTTCGGTAAGGAACGGCTTGCCCGCCTGAAGCGGGAAACGCTGGATAATTACCGGCAGTACGTCGGATGGGTGGAGAAGGACGGCGAAGCCTACGCAATGGAGCTGCTTCGCCGCTGTTCGGAACAGGCATTGCAGGAAGAACTTAAAATCAACGATATGCGGGAAAGCAAGAATCATATCCTGCCCGGCAGTTCCGCAGAGGCTCAAAGGGCTGATATGTTGCGGGCGATGGAGGCCATATCGGCTAAGATGGCCGCAGAACGAGGCATCGCTCGTCAGCCGCTGGCTGTTTTGAGCCAGAGCGAAATTTCCCGCCGCATGAGTGCCATTTGAGTAAACAAAAAAGAGGACCGCTTGCGCAATCCCCCGATAGAGCAAGTCTATTATACCTAAATTGAAGTATTTTGGCAATGATGGAACAGGAGGATGCGCAAATGGATATCCCTGCTGAAATGATGACCGTTATCGAAGAAGCTGTCCGCAAAGCTGCCCGCGAGGGTGCAAAAGAAGTTGTGGCCGAACAGGCGCGCAAGGCTGCAGGTCGGTGTGATCGCCGTTTACGGAACACAAAGCTGCTCCTGAAGAACTACCGGATGTTCAAGAAGCACTGCACCGGCGCTGTCTACACAGATGAGGCCGGAGAACACGATGGTCAGGAAGAAGAATCGGCACTGGAACTGCTGGACATGATGCTCCAGCGCAATAATGCAATCACAGTAGAGTCAATCCGAAACAGCTGCCGCCGCACCAAGATTATGATTCGGCACATTGACACCATGCTGTCCCTTTACGATACATACTGCACTCAGAGCGACAATGAAGCCTTGAAACGTGGATTCCGCATCATCAAGGCAATGTATATCGACGAGGATGCAAAGACCGTGGAACAGATCGCAGAACAGGAGAACGTGAGCACCCGGCAGGCATACCGGGACCACGATGCGGCGGTCGATAAAATCTCGATGCTGATGTTCGGCGTCGATGCGCTGGAACTGTCTTAGTCCGATGTCAAAAACGTGTCATAGACACGTCATAGGAAAAGTGGTACAATAAATACCGTAAAATTCTAATCATAGCGCATCACCCGCCCAGTTTCGCCGCTGGGCGGGTATTTTTATGCCCAGAAAGGAGGCTGAATTCCGCCGCTCCCCAATTTGACCCGCAACGCCAGCGGGATAGCAAAGAAGGGAGAAAAAATGAATCAACAAGTAGTGTATCAGGATATTTCGCAGATCCATCCCTATGAGAACAATCCCAGAAACAACGAAGCGGCCATTGAGCCTGTTGCGCAGAGCATCAAGGAATTTGGATTCCGGGTGCCCATCTTGATTGATGGAAAAGGCACGATCATT